CGGTATGCCCGTTGGGTCTCAAAAATGTAATAATCCCGGGGCGGTTCGCATGACACGGCAACCTGATTTGATGCCGCAAGGCCGGTTTGGTGCAGCGTTTCCACCGCTAATAAGGCGGCCTCAATGTCATCCTCTAATTTCTTTTGGATGGCATCCACGGTGAATTCGATGAGGTATTTTGTAGAATTCATGATTTCACCGCCAGGTATTGGGTTAGGCCCGCTTTCATTTTCTCAATTGTCTCACGCGAGAACCCCGCAAAGTTTCTGGCCTCAGAAACATATTTCGCATAGGGCACCCGGGTTGCGACAATCAAACTTTTGTCAGTCACTATTTTCCGCCCGTCCGGCTCCTTCACTTGCACGGCCGAGCGTTGCAATCTGCCCGTTGCAACAAGCATGCGTTTTCCGCTTGCAAGGAATCCTTGCCGGCCTTCCTTCCACTTCCGATATTTGGAAGTGAGCGGGTCCCAATTGTCGCCTTCACTTGTGGTTCCCCCAGCATTGCCGGAAACACTCATCCACCGTTCGGCTTGAGCGGCCTGATACTCGCGAAACAAAACGCGGTTGAGGTATGCCTTGGGGGATTTGCCCGCCCGCACCATTTCAACCAACCGCTTGCGTGCATCATTGCGAACGGTGCGGACTTTCATCGGCTTGGTTCCACAATTCGGACGGCACCCCGGGCCGTTCCAAACAAGGGGGCGAGGGATTGGCCTTGCCGGCGGTAAAAATCATCCCGGGCCTGTAACGCTGCGTCCATTGATTCCTTGGCCGCGGCTTTCCAAGCGGCAATGATTTCCATCCGCTTTACATCAGGCATATCCTCAAGCCGGTAGGTTTCGGACATGTGCTCGGAAAAGCGGTTTGCAAGTTTTGAATAAGCTTCTGAGGCGGCATAAAATATCGCGGCTGGGCGCAACCCTTGAACAAGGCCCGAATAGTTGTCACCAAGGCCAAGCCAGTTTGAACCCAATCGCAAAAATGATTCTAGTTCAGAATCTAAAAACCATTGAACGTAATACGTGGCCTCAACAATTGAGCCATTTCCCGGGGCCTCATTCAATAGTTTGAAAAAACCAGTTTCCGGGTTGTCGTATTCGAGCAACGTGGTTGCTGGACCGGATTTGGTTCCGTTGTAATAAATGCCGAGCGGCCCTTCCTCATCGACCAATGTGAAATCAGTGATGCGGCGAAACTCTAATGTTTTGAAAACTTGATTGACCCCATCCGTTTGACCAAACACGCGTTTCAATGCGCGCAGTTTGTCGGTCGGGCCGTCGGAAATCTTGGTGCGCAAATCATCAACCGCGGTTGTCCAGGCCATTAGATTTCCCCCAATTGGTTCAACGCATCAAACAACGTCGAATCATCCTCAAGGTAGCAGTAACGATATCCTAACTCCCCGAGCATGGTGCGTTTCAATTCGCATGTTTTTACATCCTCGGGCGTTGCCGGTAAATCCACTAGCAACATCACACATTCCGATTCATTCAATCGAGCGTAGGGAAAAACCATATCAATGCGGCGCATCCGGTCCATGTATTTGAATTGTTCCCGCAATTCTGGAACGTACCAGTTTTTGTGATACACCATAGATTTTGCGAGTTGTTCCGGTAGCGTTTTAAATTGTTGAACCGGTTGGGAGCGTTCTTTTTGTTTTAGATCCGCCACGGCCGATGCCGACAATTCCAATTCTTTGGGCGGTAAAACATGCACCACCGCATTTTTTGGTTTTCTTCCCATTAAAAAAATCCCCTTTAGGGAAACGATAGGGCAACCCCACCGTTTCCCCAAGGGTTTTTATTAGACTACCGACCCGTCATTGCCCTGGTATGCGAAACGGGAATCAATGTGGTCAGCGTTGAAAATCACGCTGCACTTGAATCGGGATACGTCGCGCTCAAACGATTGACCGGAAAGTGGGTTTTCTTGCTCCACAATCGGGCCGCTGTATTGTTGCATGACGAACCATGGCTTAGAACCGTCCACCAAGTACCATGCGGTTGAGTCGCCGTTGCAGGTTCCATCGTTTTTGAACATGAAACGAGACACGGTGAGATCCGCGGTGCCTTCAACCTTGACCAATGGGTTGATGGAGAACGTGCCACCGAGAGAACCCGGCGTTGCACCCGTTGGGTAATATGTAGAGTGCAACAAAGTTGCAGCCGAGTATCTAAGCTTTGGACCCACGACCAACCTGCTCGGCTGTACTAACATCTTGAGGCCCAAGCGGTTCCGTTGATTCATGAGTGCGGTATAGGCCGCTTCAAGCGTTCCTTGGTTCAAGAGGCCGAACGATGCGGGACGGTTGGCACCACCACCCACGAGGGAGGTGCTCCAAGGCCACGTTGCCTCATCGGCCATTTTGGTTTCAGAAACCGGAACATCAAGGTCAGCATATTTCATGCCGGCCACCGATGCTAGTTTCCCCATGGCGTAAACTTCCTGCGCAAGCTTGCAATACTCGCCCATGATGCCGGCTTGTTTTGCGAATTGGCCGGTCTTGTCCATTCCAAGGAGTTCCTTGGAAATGGGCAGGATCAAACCAAACTTGCGGTTGGTGAGGGAAAGGTCCATTCCAACTGCGCCGGTTTCTGGGAAAAGTTCGTTTTCACCGACTTGGCGAACGAATCCGATGCCCTGAATCGGGGCATAGAGTTCCGTTTTCTTATCGGATGCAACCGTGGTCACCCATTCGTCATAGGAGGTTTCAACGGTTTCATACATTGCGTTGACGATGCTTTGCACGCCGGCACGGAGAACCTGAGGGAATGCCGAGGTTTGATCCGCTTCACGGAGTTTGGCTTTTGCGTTCTCGAAAAAACCGGCCTCTTGCACTGGGAATTCTTTTGAATCCCGGATGTCCACGCCGAACTTGTGTTGCATGGATGCAACAAGGTCTTTTTCTTCCTCGGTTTGCCACAAGCGGCTTGCGCGAACCTTGGCGTTTTCTTCTTTCAGATTTGCACGCGACAATTGAATTTTGTCTGACATGATATTGCCCTTTCCTTAATCAATTAGAATTGGAGGCCAGCTGGGGTGACTGCGCCGATGAGGATTTCTCCCTCGGACGATGCACCCGCGGTGATTGATGCGCCTTGGAAAATGCCGATTTGGTTGGTTCCAGCACTCGAAACAGTTTGCGCATCAACTGCACAAGCGTAAACGGGATCGGCTGGGCCGAATACATCGCCGGATTTCAGTTTCATTTTCACCACGACGCCATAAACGGGACCGGCAAGGTCTTCAATTGCTTGCGCTGCGGAGGTTGCGAGGCCGGCGTATGGGCCAACCACTTTTCCGAGAACGACGGTTGATTGCGCCACACCCAGCACGGATGCGCCATCGGCATCCGCGGTGACGGGCTTCATCAATGCGCCATCCAAGAAAAGGATGTCACCTTGGTTGAACGAAACGGTTGCATCAACGACCGCCTTGGCCGATTCGAAAATCGACTTTGGCGAAACGGAACGAGTGATCCGATTTTTTGGCGAGGTTGCCATATATTATTTTCCTTTCAGTTATTTTTTGAGGCCAAGGGAGAAATCCACACGGCTTGCAGGTTTCGCCTTTTCCCCGGTTTTTTCAGTGTTCACGATGAATGGGTTTTTCTTAGCGGCCGACTCACCTCGACCACCACCCAACCCAAATCCTTCCTTGAAGGTGTCAATCTTTTCAATAATTGCGGCCTCACTCTTGGGCTTGCCAATGAGTTTGCGGAGCACGTCGGTTTCACGACGGCCGAGGCCAGACTCTTGGAGTTTTTTGTCGAGGGTTTCGGCCAATTCCTTTTCCTTCAATTGGCGCTCAAGGAATGCAATGCGGCCTTGAAGTTTGGCCACGTCCGATTCCTTGACTTCCTTTTCTTCCACTTCCTCGTCACCCTCGGCCTCTTTTGGTTCTGCCTCGCAAGCTTCCTCGGCTTCGGGCTTTTCCTTTTTGCCGGCAACATGCTTGGCAAGTGCCATCGCATCGGCGGCACACTTCATGGCCTCATCATGTCCCTTGCCCATTTCCTTGTAGGCTTCATAAGCCTCATGCGCTGCGGATGCGGCGGCCTCATCCAATTCGATTTCCTCGCCACCTTCACCGGCCATGTATTTTTTGATCATGTCCAGGATCAGGGCTTTGTCTTGTTCAACGTCGGCGTGCTCGGGTTCGCCGGCTGGAACCGCTTCCACCGCTTCCTTTTCCATCACGGGGAGTTTTTGTTCGTCCTTTGATTCAACAAAAGGATTCTTTTTGCGTGCCATCGTGTTTGCCTCCAAATATGAAATGATTTTTCCCTTGGCCCCGGGTTCGGTGACAAGGTCCACCGAGGTTGCCTCGGAAATTCTGCGAACCATTCGCAAATCCTCAATGCCCATTTCCACCGCTTGCGCAAGCTTGGGTTTGCAACCCTGCGGAAGCGAGGAATCATCAATCACCGATTGCATGGGCACGGGTTCCGCATCCCCACTTGCGTTGATTGAAAGCCCAACAAATTCTTGTCCGGGATATCGTTTGCCATAGTCCACGGCATGGCGCACAAGGGACCGCGCCCATTCAAATGGTGAATCGGGAAGCAAAATCAAATCTGCCACAAGGGTTGCGCACCCATCGTCCGACTCATCCAAGTGGACGTTTTCAAAATGCCCGATGATGTCTCTCACCGAGCGTTCGGGGCGGTCCATTTCATCCGATCGGCTGGGGTGGTCGGCGTAGCATTTGCGGCCCTCGAAAACTGCAATTGCAGATTGCAACGCTTCCTTGGTGTAAAAAAATCGGTCGCGGAAGTTTCCCATGCCCTCTTGGATCAAAACGGTTTTGAACCGGAATGGACCAATGCCATCATCATTTGCCACGGCCTCAAGGAAGCGGCACGAAACGAATGAATCACGCATGCCCGATTCCTTGGCCTTGTCTCGCAACACTGCGGGGTGTGCGGACGTAGCGTCGGCCTCGGCGGATGCGGCGGGCTTTTCCTCAACCTTCATTTGAATTTCGGATGGGTCCACTTTGGAAAAGGAAATGCCGGCAACCTTGAGGGCCTGAACCAATGCCGCTGCATTCATCCCGGGATTCTTCAAAAGGATTTCAGCAACCATGTCATCGGGTGATTTGGGTTGATCGGCCGCCGTTTTCACCACGGGTTCGGGTTCTGGAATCTTGGGCGCGGGTGCGGATGGCCCCACTACCGGGGCGGGCTTGAATGCTTCAACACCGAAAAAAAAGGTCTTTCCCGCAACACCGCCGGCCGAACCCTCTTTTGATTTCATCACCATTCACCCCGTGATTGTCTTTTCGGTTTCGAAACGAACCGCACCAGCACGTCCGCTTTTCCGGCACCGAGTGGAATCAATTGCGGCCGGTAGTCCAATTCCCGCAAAGGTATCCCTTTTTCTTTTGCGATGCGTTCCACTTCCTCAAGGGTTTTGCACTTGTAACCCTCGATTTCGTAGGTTTGCCTTTTGACCACTTTACTCAATGCGTTCCCATGCCCCGCATCCACCTCGGCCAAGCGGTCGTCATCGCGTCCCATATATTTTTCCACGTTCCGCGAGAATTCTTCAAATGAGGGGAAACCGGCCTTTTTAAGATAATCCGAAATATCATCCATTTTTATGAATCCTGTTTTTTGATTTCCACACGCTGAGCACCGGATAGGGTGCCGGCCGGTTTCTCGGCCTTGCCTGGGGTGGTGAGTGGTGACTGAGTTTCAGGGGCGGCAACGTCCGTTTCCTCACGGGTGTCCTGCTCCATGTCGAAATCATAATCGGTGACGCCCAATTCCTTGGCGGCCATCCCTGCAACACGCTTTTTGGCAAGCCAACCTTGAGATTCTGCCAATGCCAAATCCTTGAATTTCTGGGTGCGGTCCTGAGTGTATAACTCGGGAAACGTGAATTCAACCGGCACATGCCCGAGGCCGGCCCATTCCATCACATCGTCCCACATGTCCAAAAGGATGCGTTCGTATACTTGTTGCCGCGCTTCAAACTTTTTGGCCACGGGTTCGGTTGCGATGATTGCCGAGGCCCGGGTTTGCCCGCCGGAAAGGTGGGTGCCAAAAAAGGAAATTGGAATCCCAAGGCCCGACGCAATCATGGACAACACCCAATCAAATGTTGGGTTGTTCCCCATGCGTGCGCCATCCGCGGAAAGGTATTCCCGCTTCACCTTAGCAGTGTGCACGAATTCGGACCCGGCTGGGTGAATGGTGCCCATAGATTCTTGGGCCTCAATGTACGCGTTCAAATCATCTTGGCCGCCCTCAACCGTGGTGTCGATTGAATAGGCCGCCTGCTTTTGCGTTCCAATGATTGCGTATTGCACGGTGTCGCGCATGCGCTTGAGATAAGACAGAACCGGATACAAGTCTGAGCGGCCGCGCTTTTCACCGGTGACCACGTTCACCTTGTATTGCCGCATTTGGTCGGCTGGAATTGTTTGGAAAATGAATTTGGAGCCGGGCACTTGGGCGGATTTCTCTTGGCCCGTGTAAATTTGAAACATTGTCGGGGCAACCCAAACAAATGAAAGCGGCCGGTTCGGTTGCTCGGGCCATGTGATAACTTCCCAAATCACGGTTGGATCCACAAGTTGAACGCGTGGAATCAATGCCTTTGGAATCGGTTGCCCTGCGGTTGGTGCCTGCACCGGGGCCGCTTGATGATGCGGCAATTTCCAAACAAGCGTTTCACCATAGATTGCAATTTCAATCGCAATTTGACGCATCATTGCGTGGATGTCGTTCACCTTTTCGAACGCGGACCAAATGGCCAAGGCCGCTTTGTTTTCCGTGTCCACACGATACCCGCGGCCCAAGGTGAAATCCTTGATGATGTTCACCGCTTGGTGCGCAAGAGGGTCGTGATTCCAAGCATAGAACGCGGAATTCGCCTGCTTCAGAAAATCCCAATAGGGAAGTGATTTGAAAAAGTTTCCGCCCAGCATTGGCACATAGTCGTCACCGACAAGGCCGCTTGAAATCTGCGAATCCATGGCGAACGAATCCACGGCTTCACGGAATTTCGTTTCAGTGATTTTCGATTCACTGCGCATGGTTTCAAGGAATTCATTTTTCCCCAAAACCTTGATGCCCATTTTGCCCGTACTTGGGTCCACGGCCATCACTCGGGCCTCGATGTCCACGGATGAATCCCGCTCCAAGAGGGCCAAGAGTTCGGGCACGGTGCGCACGGATTCGGGAGTCAAATGGACTGGGTTGGTTTCCCTGAACCGTCCATCAAACTCCTCATCATCAAACCGCGGCGAAATGGTTTTGCCTTGTGGTCCAACACGTTCAACCGTCACGTTTTTATCAAACATTTAACCACTCCTCGAATTCTGCTAGTTTGTTGTCCGGCACATCGGGAATATCGTCAACCGCTGGGGCCAAGGTGCAACGGCAATTGAAATGAAGTGGGGGCACAATTAAATCCCCGCATTCCTTTTCGTCATCGTGATCCGATAGCCTTTCATGAATTTCACTGATCAAGAGGCCATCGCGCCACAAGCAACATTCGTCGGTTTTATCATCCACAATTGCGACAAAAACAAAATCAGTGATTCCGTTTTCCGACTCCCCACGCTTGGCCGCGTCCCGCACATCCTTGACGAATTCATGCGTTGTTTCCTGTTCAATTTCCCACCCATACCATTCAGTACCATCTGGTTTGGGTTCGAGGTCCGTGATGACCGATTCCGGGCCGCGGTACTTGGGAACGTATGCTTGCTTGTACGCGTCCACAATGTCGTCCCACTCTTGATCCGAGACAAACCCGGACGATAGGGCAACGGGCATTTCAGCGGTGCCGATTGCGGCCGTGGTGAATTCCGATTCCGAATCCTCATCAAATGGGAAATCGGCCTCGGTGAGTTTTTGAATAGCCTTTTTTGGGCGGACCACGGTGCGAGTCTTTGGCAGTGCCCCCAAGATTTTTTCAATGGCCTCATCCTCGGGCAATTCCTGCACAATCGAAAATTCGAGGGCGTCCAAAATCTTCCGCTTCACCCGGGAAAGGGCAAGCATGGTGCGATTGATCAAAGGAACGCCGTCCGAGTTTTTGGACGTGGCGTCGTCAATCTCACCTGGGGCAATGCTGAATTGCGTTTCCTTCCCAGTAAGCCTGCCCGTGGCCTCGGCACTTGCGACATAAGACAAAATAAATGCGCGGCGTTTCAACCGCTTAATTGCCCCGGCCATTTCGTTTGCAAGCGGCACCAAGAGGGCATCCATGTGCGCATTCGTTTGGGTGAGGGTGTCTTGTGTTGCTTTGTTCATCGCCACGCCATAGGGCAACCGCTTCAAAGTGAGAACGGCTTGGGCCACAAGCTGGGTGAATGCGTTTCGGGCAATGTCATTGATTTCAATTTGGGCATTGCGGTGGATTTCTTCCAATGCGCGTTCGGTTGCTTGGCGGAATTTCCGATATGCTTTTGATTCGTTTCCGCTTTTCATTTTGCCCATGTGCCCAAAAGATATTCCACCAAATGGTTTTAGAATAGGCCAAACACGCAAAAATAAAATGGCGCGGATGGCCGGACTCGAACCGACAACCTGCACGGTGAGCGTCCCCACTATTCGTGCCGCGCTTCCAATTGTGCCACACCCGCCCAACAAGTGTGAGGGGTTCGGTGGAATTCAGCAAACTATCTGCGCAAAACAAACACCCCGCCGGCCGAGGGTTGCCACATGCGGGACGTGGCCGCGATTGCGTAACCCATGGCGTCCGAAATGTGGGTGAGGGTTGGGTCCGATGTTTGGTCCAATGCGCCGCGGGTTATGTTTCGTTTCCATCCCACCCGCTGCAAATCCTTGCGAAGCATTTTGCAATTGGGGTGAACGAAAACGTGCGGTTGCCCATCCGATCCCTTGAGTTTGGAATTCACAAGGTTCACGCGGTCCCTGACTTCTGGGTTGGCCGCAGGTGTCACGTTTTCGAAACTGATATTGTTAGCCTTTAAGATTTCCTCAAGGATGGAATAATCCGAACGCCCGAACGCCGCACGTTGCCCAGCACGGCCCGAGGCATCGCCGGCAATCCTCACCATGGGCTTTGCCTTGATGTCCATTTGCTTGATCCGGTGAACCAATTCCTGCGCGGCCTCTTGGGTGTGGGAATCCCTTAAAAATAGTTCATCGAAAAAATAGTATTGCCCGGAATTGGTTTGGCCGAGAATCCAAGCCATCGGGTCAAGGTTAAAGTCTACGCCCAAGAGGATAGGCAAATGCGGTGAATACAACGCCCCCGTGGTTGTGAACGGGGATTGGGATTTCATGTTGGCATCACTGAAGTTGATGTATGCCGCGCCGTTGTATAGGTCCCGAAACTGCGCCAAGATTTCCTGCGCAAACACGGGTTCGGATAGTTCCTTCCGTGCCTCTTCCATTTCGGCCTCGGTGAATAGCGGGTTGCATGCGGACGGGGCTTGAAACCCTGCCCAATTGGAATCCGTCTTTGACCGCTCAAATAGGTCATAGAACATATCGAACCCGCGTGGCGTGGACACGAACGAAGCCCACCCGCCCGTGGTTGCAAGCATGGGCCGAATCACCTGGGGCCATAGTTCCGAATCCTGATCCCGCACCTCATCAATCACGGCACCATGCAGGGTTTCCCCCCGCAGGTTGTGGAGTGACTCACCGGAAACAAACCGAATTTGTGAATTGTTGATGAGTTTGACCCGGAGTTCCGTTTGATTTTTTTTCTGGAACACCTCGGGGCAAGCGTAAAGCATGCCGACCAATCGGCGGTATTGAACGGTGGATTGATTGAATGTGGGTGAAACAAACCAATATGTGGTGTTGGGTTTCTCCCATGCCCGCCGGCATAGTTCATTCAAGGCCATGGTGGATTTACCCGCCTGCCGGCCGAGTGCTGCAACCTTGAACCGCGCATTGGAATTGTGAAACTCC